TTATCAAGAACGGTACTGATTATGCGAATACAGGTCGTTGGGTTGATGGTGATTTAGTACGTTTTGAAAACGGTTATTTAAAACCTATTGGTGGTTGGACATCATTTAAAGATACTGCATTAACAGGCACACCAATAGCCATGTATTCTTATAGAACTAACGGTGGTGATAAAGTATTAGCAGTAGGTACAAGAAGTAAAGTATATGTTTTACTGAGCGATACTTGGTATGACATAACACCAGTTGGATTTACAGGTGATGCTGTCAATTCGTCTAATGGTTATGGTACATACGATTACGGGGAAGAAGATTACGGAGATGCTAGGTCGACTTCTACTTTTGCATTAAAAGTAGATCATTTTTCTTTTGATAACTGGGGAGAACATTTAGTATTTTGCTGCTCTAGTGACGGTAAAATTTATCAATGGAGACCAGATGCAGGTAGTGGCACACCAGACACGGTAGCAACACAGATAAGTAATTCACCGACAGGATGTCAAGCCATCATAGTAAGCAATGAAAGGCATTTGATAGCTATTGGCTCTAATAGTGATCCTAGAAAAATATCTTGGTCAGATAGAGAAGATAATACTAATTGGACATCTACTGCAAGAAATACAGCAGGTGACTTACAAATACCAACAGGCGGTAGAGCTTTGTATGCTGTTAAATGGCAAAACGATATTGTTATATTTACAGATGTTGGTATCAATAGACTTTATTATGTAGGCTCACCATTTATATATGGCATACAAGATGCTGGTGTAAATTGTAAAGCTATAAGCCCAAGAGCTATAGCATCATCTGGTAATTTTATATCTTGGATAGGAGAAAACTCATTCTTTAGTTTTGATGGTAGAGTAAGAGAGCTTAAATCAGATGTGCATGATTTTATATTTGACAACATACAAGTTAATACACAAGCCAATACTTTTGGCACACACAATATAGATTTTAACGAGATTTGGTGGTTTTTCCCTGTAGGGGATGTTGACCAATCAACACCAAATAAATATATAATTTGGAATTATATAGATAATGTTTGGTCTATTGGCTCAATGGACAGAACTTGCTGGGTAGATCAAGGTGTATTTGATTATCCTATAGCTTGTGATTCTAGTGGTTTTGTATATGAACATGACAAAAGACCATTATTTAATTCACCAGGTTTAGGAACACAAGTGCCATTTTGCCAAACTGCGCCTATAGAAATAGGTAATGGTGATAGGGTTATACAAGTAAATCAAATAATACCCGATGAAGAAACAACAACACTACCAGCTATAACTATTGGTTTTAAAGGTAAATTTACACCACTAGGAACAGAAACAGATTTTGGTAATTTTACTTTTGCAACAGATGGATATACTGATGCAAGGTTTAGCGCCAGACAAATATCAATGAAAATAACAGGCGATTTAACACAAGACTTCCAAGTAGGCAAAATACGAGTAGACGGTAAACCAAGAGGTAGAAGATGATCTCACCCGAAAGTAAAAGCCAATACATACAAAGAGTTACTAATGCTAAATTAGATGTTGGTACTACTGGTTCATTGCAAACTATATATACAGCTCCAAGCGGTACTGACTTTGATTTTGCTGTTGTTGAATCTATTTTAATTGGTGACGATGGAAACCAACAAACTAATATAGATTTAGCAGTAGTATCTGGTGCAACTACACATTATTTATTTAAAGAACACAATATAACAGCACATGAAACAGACGAAATGCTGTCAAGAGATTTAGTTTTAACAGCAGGTGAAATATTAAAAATACAAGTAAACCATGCAAACATTAATGTATTTGTTAGTTTAGTAGAATATGCCAAAGGAGATTAATCCAGATTGGGAAAGCGAATGGGTTAGATGTAAACCCTATATTGAGAAAGCTGTAAAATATCAAGATAGCTATACAATCGAGGACATAGAAGATAAAATAAGGGAAGGAATATTCCTATTGTGGGCTGGTAAAACGTCTGCTTTTGTTACAGAGTTTGTCGTATTCCCACAATACACCGCCATAAATTTATTATTTTGTGGTGGTAATTATAAAGAGTTAGAAGCTATGTTACCGCACATAGAAGAATACGCTAAAAAATGTGGAGTAAAAAGACTCTATGGCGGTGGTAGAAAAGGCTGGACTAGGAAATTAAAACATCTTGGTTTCGAAACAGAATATTTAGTTAGAAAAGATTTATGAGTAAAGGAAAAACCAAAACACGAGAAAGAGCAACTTTGCCAGATTGGCAAAAAGATTTATACATGGACTACTATCAGCGAGCTAAAGAAGCTGCTGATATGCCATTTGAAGCCTATACAGGTCAAAGAGTAGCAGGCTTATCACCTCAAGAATTACAAGCACAAGCAGCAATACAAGGCTTATTTGGTTCTGCTTTTGGTTATGATCCTACTGCACAATTACAGCAATTAGCAGGTCAAGCAGCACCAACTCTAGGTGATGTGCCATCTTTATTAGATGTAGACATAGGTGCATATCAATCACCGTACCAACAACAAGTTATTGATTTAGCATTAGAGGATATTGGTAGGGTAGAAGATTTACAAAGACAACAAGCGCAGGAACAGGCCATGCGTGCTGGCGCGTTTGGTGGTACTAGAGGTACTATTTATGAGCAAGAAGCATTAAGACCATTACAAGAAGAAAAATTAAGAACTGTTGCTGGTTTACGACAAGCAGGGTTTGAACAAGCACAAAGAGCTGCTGAGTCAGATATAGCTAGACAGCAACAATTAGCTATACTCAGACCAGAATTAGAACTAATGGGCAGAGCGCAACAAGCTGATTTATTAGGTGGTTTGCTTGGTGGACAACAACAAGCATTAGGCAGTATGTTAGGAGTTGGTGGACTAGGTAGAGGCATACAACAAGCACAACAAGATTTTGCTTTCCAAGAATTTATGAGAAGGCAAGGTTATCCAGCATATTCTTTAGGATTACTTGGTCAAGGATTAAGCATGATGCCACAACTTGTTGGTAGAGATACAACTAGAAAAGAGTATAAGGCGTCTTTAGAAGATCTTGGAAAATTCTTATCGGGTACTGGACAATTTTTTCAAAATCCCTCATCAATTTTTACATAATAAATTATGGCAATACTAAATTTACAAACATTAACACCCAAAGCACCAGAAGAAGAATTGCTTGAGGGCGTTCCTGGTTTAAATATATCACCATTACCATCTGGTATTGATTTAACACCGCCCCCACCAGATGTTCCAAGATTTAGAGGCTATGGTGATTTTCTTGCACAAAGAGGTGGTTTTGCTCCAGAGGATTTAAGAACCAGAGAAGAATTAATGGGTATGACACAAGCTGAAGTAGATGAATACCAAAGACAAAGAAGGCAGGCTAGACGAGCTGGTATTGGTGAGACTTTATTAAGAGTAGGTCAAGCATTTCAAGGCAAAGATGCAACTGCTTTAGCTATGCAAAGAGAGCAAGCAAGGCAACAAGCAGAACTTCAAAGAGGTTATCAAGAACAATATCAATCTGCTATACAAACTGCTGAACAAGTAGATCCAGGAAAAGCTGCGTTATTAAGAAGCCTTGGTTTACCTGGTTGGCTTAATTTGCAACAAAAACAAGCAGAACAAATGTTTTTAGGTGGTAAAAGAGAAAATGTTGAGATATATGAATTGGTAGACAAAGATAACACCTTTATAAAAAATATAACAGAAAGCGAATGGTTACAACAGTCTCGTGCAGGAACTTTGCCAAAAGGATCAAAGTTACAAAATCTTGGTACAGGAACTAGAGCCGCAGATTCTCCAAGCGAAGCTTTAGATAAAAAATTTGAACCTGTATTAAGTGGATTTATAGCATCAGAACAATTAATTGATGGATTAAGTAAAACATCAAAAATTATGTATGAAAACCCGCAAGTAGCAAACAATTTGGTAGCTGGTGGTGCAAAAGCATATTCATTTTTAGAATCAAATATAGAAGGTTTTGGAAGTCTTGTTGACAGAGCAAAAAAAACAGACATATATACTAAAACCTTAGAAACAAAAAAATCCGATACAGGAAGAGATTGGAGTAAAGAAATAAATGATCTCGTCAAGGCTACAAATATATCAGAATCAAGAATATTAGACATGGCATTTGCACTTGCTGCTGCAAAAGGACAAGAGGGTAGAAGTTTGTCAGATAGAGATTTTCAAAATGCAATAGATATGCTTTCTAAAGGATTTAATGCGGAACAAAAAATTGCATTGTTTGGCGATGTTGCTAATAGAATAATAACAAATTTTGAAATACAAAGAAGAGGTATTTTAAGTATTAATCCAGATTTTAAATCAAAATATGATGCACTCGGCAACTTAACGCCTTTCGTAAACCCATACGAACAACAAAATATAGATCCTTTAGGAATAAGATAAAATGGCAATAACCATACAAGAGGTTAGACAAAAATACCCACAATATACAGACTTAACTGATAAACAGTTAGTCGATGCTTTACATAGCAAATATTATTCAGATATACCCATTGATGATTTTTACAATCAAGTTGGTTTGACAGCTAAAGAAGATATTGCATTAGAACAACCTGAAACTGGTTTACAAGAAGAAAGACAAGCAACAAGAAGAAGAACTGCTGCTGATATATTGAGATCTGCTGCTACAGGTGGACTGCGAGGAGTAACTGGGTTGTTGGGATTGCCAGCTTTAGGAGAACAAATTTCTCCGACCGCAGAAACTTTACAACAAATTCCAACAGTAGATCCTGTATTGCAACTATTAAAAGCAGCACAAAGAACAGGCATTGTATCTGGCGAACCTGGTGTTTTATTTCCGTCACAGCAAAGAATTATGGCTGGTGTTGAGCAGATTCCTGGTACAAGAGCTGTTACAGAATATCAGCCACAAACAAGATTGGGAGAATATGCTGAAACAATTGCAGAATTTGCTGTACCTGGTGGTTTGTTTGCTAAAACGCCCAAAGCATTAGGTACTGCTCTTGGTGTTGGTGGAGTTGGTGGTGCTGTTCAAGAAACTCAAGAACAAATTGGTTTAACACCAATGCAGGCATTACCTTTAACAGTAGTATCTACTATAGCATCTGGTTATGCTTTAAGCCCTAACAGAGCGGCTAGATATGCAAAAGAAGCAACTAAGGGCGTAAGTGATGAAGAGTTGGCATTAGCAGCATCCGTAGAAAGAAAAGCAAATGAACTTGGTATTAACATTACTGCGCCAGAATTAATAGATAACAAAATATTAAAAGGTGTAGGCGAAATAGTATATGGATCTGAAAAAGGTGGAGACATAATGTATAACTACATTAAAAATAGACCACAAGAAATAAATAAAGTTGCTGATCTTTTAATGGATGAAATAATCAAAAAACCAGAAAGTGTAAGACAGGTGTACAAAGATATTGGTACTACAGCAGATAAAGCTATAAGAAAAGCAGAACAAGCTAGAAGAATACAGGCTGAGGATGCTGGTTATATAGTATCTAATGTAGAAAATTTAGACGAAGCTCAAATTATTAATGTATTAGGACAAATAGATGAAAAAATATCTGCTTTTGGACAAAAAAGCCCTAACATTAAAACACTTAAAGACTTAAAAACAAGACTTACTAAAGATGAAGCTAATTTAATTCCAGAAACAAATATCAATAAATTAAGCGCAGCCATGCGAGAATTTAGAGAAAAAATTGCTGATTCAAAAACTGGCCAAGCTGATACAAGAAGGTTTATTGACAAAGACGGTAGATATGCTTTATTTAACGATGATGGTACTGGTATTTTAAACAACCTAGATAACCAATTAAGAACAAATGTATCTTATAAAAATGCTCAAGATACTTTTGCAAGACTGTCAGATGAAATGGTACAGCCTGTCTTAGATAATGTAGAGGCGCTAGGTAAAGGTGTTACACCAGCAAAAATTAAATCGTTTGTTTTTGATCCAACAAAAAATAATGTTAATGATATAAAGCAAACATATACTATATTAAATAAAACTGACAATGAGGCATTTCCAAATATTGCCAGAGCTTACATAGAAAACGCTGCAAATAAAGCATTTATAACAAAACCTAGTGGCGAATCACTCAAATCAGGTTTTGATCTTTATAAAGCATTGGCTGGTACAAAAAATCAACGCGTTAATTTTAATCAGGTTTTAAAAGGGGTTGCAGAAGCTAATGGAGTTAACCCAAATACTTTAATATTAGGATTTAATAATTTTAATGAGATTTTAAAAAGAACAGCGAGAATTGTAAATGTTGACAATCCAAAAATGCCACCAAATGCAAAGAATTTACCGCAAACAGCAGCGCAAATTGGTTCATTTATGTGGAGAGTTAAATTTGCTAGTAAATATGGTGAATTTTTACAACAGAAAACCATGCAAGATTTAGCGAAAGTTTTTACAAGTAAAAACTCAGTTGATGAACTGGTTAAACTAGCAAAAACTGATTTAGATTCAACAGAGGCAGTAATTAGAACTGTAAATATAATAGCTGCTACAAGCCCATTTCAAGAACCAGAAGCACCACCCGAATAAACTAACATGAGCAGGCCTACTGATAAAGTCGGCAAAGCAGGTGAATATCTGACAGCTTCG